CTGGCCCATATCTCTCCCCGAGGGACGGGAACGGGCCCGATTGAAAGAGAACATGCGTTCTAGTCGGCGATTGGGGCCGATGGCGGGGTTCGCGCTCGGGCTCGCGCTCGGGCTCGCGGGATGGTGGGCCATCATCGCGGCCGCGCGATCCTGGCTCGGCTTGTGAGCCGCGAGCCGGCGCAACTCGAGCTCCTCTACCAGACCGGCTCGCGACGGCGCAATGCCGATGCGGTCGAGCGCACCATCCGCGCGCTCCGGCACGCCGATCGCCTCGAGGGGGTCGATGCGGGGCTCATCGCGGCCGCGCGTACGCTCGCTCGCGCGCTCGACCATGCGCCGAATCCGTACGTGGCCGGCACGGTCGCCCGGGTGCACCTCGAGGCGCTCCGGTTGCTCGCCGGCCGGCCGGCGCCGGAATCAGACGAGCTCGATGATTTCCTCCGATCGCTCCGGCGCACCCCCTCGCTACGCAACCCCGAGGAGCCCTAGCCGGGAAACGCTCGGCGAGGCCGTGGCCCGGGTGGGGGCCGTGCTCGGGGCGCCCCCGTTGCCGTGGCAACGCACCGTGATGGATACCGCGCTCGAGCTCGAGGCCGATGGCCGGCCCGCCTACCGAGAGGTGCGGGTCACGGTGCCCCGCCAGCAAGGCAAGACCGGCGGGTTGCTCCTCCCGCTCATGGTGCACCGCGCGCTCGGTGGGGTGGATGGCCGGCCGCAACGGATCCTGTATACCGCGCAGGACCGGAATCACGCTCGCGAGAAATGGTCGGAGCAAGTCGAGATCCTGGATCGCTCGCCGCTGCACCGGCTCTACACCGTGCGCCGTTCGAACGGGTCGGAGGCGATCCGGTGGCGCACCGGCTCGGTGCATGGGGTCACGGCATCGGGCGAGAAATCCGGCCACGGTTTCACCCTCGATCTCGGGGTGATCGATGAGGCATTCGCGCAAACCGACGATCGCCTCATCCAATCGTTTCGGCCGGCGATGGTCACGCGGCCGTGGGCGCAGCTCTGGGTGGTGAGCACCGCGGGCACCGACGAATCCGTATTCCTGCGCGAGCGGGTCGAGGATGGCCGCGCGCGGGTCGAGGCCGGCGAGCGGGCCGACGTTGCGTATTTCGAATGGTCCGCACCCGATGATGCCGCGATCGATGATCCGGCCACGTGGGCCGCGGCCATGCCGGCGCTCGGCATCCTCATCGATGAGGCGACGATCCGGGCCGATCTCGGGGCGATGGATGAGGGCGAATTCGCCCGCGCGTATCTCAACCGATGGCGCCCCGGGGGCACCCCGGTATTCGCGTTGGTCGATTGGGTGCGGTGCCTCGACCCGATGAGCTCCTCGAGCGGGGCGCCGGCATTCGGGGTTGACGTTGCGCCCGACCGATCGCATAGCTCGATAGCCGTAGCAGGGGGCCGGCCCGATGGCCGGGTGCACCTCGAGCTCGTCGATCGCCGGGGTGGCACCGAGTGGATCGCGCCCCGGGTGGCCGAGCTCCTCGAGCGGCACAATCCGACCGCGTTGACCCTGGATCCGTCGGGGCCGGCGGGCTCGCTCGTCACCGAGCTAACGCAATTGCCCCGGGTGCCCCCGTTGCTCCTCGTGACGGGCCGCCAGTACGCGGCCGCGTGCGGGGCGCTATTCGATGACGTGAGCACCGGCAGGGTGGCGCACCGCGGGCAACCGGCGCTCGATGATGCGGTGGTGGCGGCTCGCCGGCGCTCGGCCGGCGATGCGTGGGCATGGGCTCGACCCGAGCACGGCACCGATCCCTCGCCGCTCATCGCGGCCACCCTCGCCCGGTACGGATGGGCCAATGCCCCGCGGCTCGATCCGACGATCTACTGATCCTGGATCGGGGAATGGATCCGGAATATATCGATTGACACAATGACGATCCGGGCTATGGTGCGCGCGTGCTCGAGGGGTTGCGGCAATCATGGCAACGTTTCCTGTCACCCCGACCCTCCGCGAGTGATCTAGCCGGACAGATCCAATGGGCCGTCGATCGCCGGCTCGGCATGGGCGATTACATGTCGCTCCCCGCGGTGGCCCGGGCTCGCTCGCTCATCGTGTCGCTCGTGGCCGAGCTCGACCCCGTTGCATGGCGCGACGGGTATCCGATGGTCGAGCAACCGCGGATCGTGCAGCGGCCGCAACCTGGATCGACCCGCGATGCATTCCTCGGCTCGGTGGCCGGCGAGCTATTCGATCATTCGAACGCGTATCTATGGCTCCCGGCCACGGGGCGCAACGCGGCCGGGTTCGCCGATGTCGCGGTGGTGCTCCCGTTCGATGATGTCGCGGTCAGGTGGGATGACACCGGGCTATTCCGCCGGTATCGGTGGCGCGAGCGCGATCTCGTGGCCGGCCGCGACCTCGTGCATATCGAGCTCCCCGGCCGGCGCCCCGGCGAGCTCCTCGTGCCGTCCAAATTCGATACCAATGCCGAGGCGCTCGACCGGGTGCTATCGGCCGAGGTATTCGCCGGCGATTGGTTCACCAACGGCGGGGTGCCATCGGTCACGTTGAAATTCGCGGGCACGTTGACCGATCCGGAGGCCGATAAGGCCAAAGCGCGGTGGGTCGAGAATCACCGCGACCATTCGCCGGGGATCCTGCCGCAAGGGTGGGATATCCACGAAACCGGGGGCAACCCGGAGTCGAGTCAATTGCTCGAGACACGGCGGGCCGGGGTGCTCGAGGTGGCGCGTATCTGGGGGATCGTGCCGGCCGAATTGCTCCTCGCCGAGCTCGGGGGTAGCTCGCTCACGTACCAGAACATCGCGGCCATGCTCGATACGTTCATGCGGGTGACGGGTCAACCCGAGTACCTCGCCCCGATCGAGGCCGCGCTCTCGGATCTGACCCCGGCCACCCAAGCGGTGCGGTTCGATCTCGGCGAGCTATTCCGGCTCGCCGAGGCCGAGCGGATCCGTGTCGAGGCCGAGGCGATCACGGCCGGTATTTACACGCTCGAGGAGGTGCGCCGCAACCGCGGGTTGCCGGCCACGAACGATCCGCGGATCCCGCCGGAGCTCGCCCCGACGTTCCGCGCACCCGAGGAGGTGCCCGCGTATGCCACCCGATGAGCTATTGACCCGCGAGCTCGGGGGCGAGCTCATGGTCCGATCGGAGCCCGATCGGGTGATCGAGGCACGGTTGCTCCGGTGGGGCGAGGTGGCCGATACCCCGCAAGGCCGCGAGCGTTTCATCCGCGGCGCGTTCCGCGGTATCGATCCTGGATCGATCGCGCTCGAGGCGATCGGTGGGCATGGCGAGATCGGCGCACGGCTCGCCGGCCGGGGGATCGAGCTCGAGGAGCGCGACGATGGGCCATATGCCGCGTTCCGGGTGAGCCGCACCGTGGCAGGGGATGAGCTCCTCGAGCTCGCCCGCGATGGCGTGTACCGGAGCGTTTCGGTGGTATTCGCCCCCGTTGATGGGGGCACCCGCATCGCGCGCGATGGGGTGCTCGAGCGCACCCGTGCCTCGTTGGCCCGGGTGGGGATCGTAGAGCGCGGGGCATTCCCCTCCGCTCAAGTGCTAGCCGTGAGGAGTGCAGACATGCCCGCAACCGAAACCCCGACCCCGCCGGATCCGCCGGAGCCCACCCCCGATCCGCCGGCCCCCTCGGCGATGCCCCCGGGCACCGGGGTCGCGACCCTCTCCCGCTCGGCCGATGGCGGGCACGGGCTCGAGGAGCTCCGCACCGAGATGCTCGGCCGCATGATCGCGCTCGAGGCCCGCCCGGGTGGCGCCGGCGCATCGCCGCTCGCGCGCTGGAGCACGTTCGATGCGTACGCGGCCGCGGTCTATGCCGAGCCGCTCCTCGCCCGCGCGCTCGTGGATCAGCTCACCACCGATAACCCCGGGGTCATGCCGCCATCGTGGGTAACGGATATCGCCGGGATCCTGGCCCGACCGCGGCCGGCGATCGCCGCGCTCGGTGGCCCGCGATCGCTCGGCGATTCGGGCATGGAGCTCGATTGGCCGTACCTGGATCCGGCGCTCGACCTCGATACCGTCGTGGCGGTGCAAGCGGCCGAGAAAACCGACATTGCCTCGGTCAAGGTCAAGATCCTCAAGGGCACGAGCCCGATCGTCACCTACGCCGGCGGATCCGACGTGAGCTATCAGCTCATCCGCCGGAGCCGGCCCGCCTACCGCGAGGCATACCTCCGCATCCTCGCGATCTGCTACGCACGGGCCACCGAGGCCGCGTTCGAAACCGCGCTCGAGGCGGGCGCCGCGGGCTCGGCCGTGCTCGCGGCCGATGCCGATGCCAATGCCGTTCGGGCATTCCTCTTTGGCGCATCCGATGCGGTCGAGGAGGCGACGGGCTCGCCGGCAACGGTCGATCTCGTGAGCTCGGCCGAATTCGCGCGGCTCGGCGGGTTGCGCGATCTCGCGCCGGCGCCGTACGGCACGAGCAACATCAGCGGCACGGCCGATGCGGCATCGCTCCGCATCAGCATTTCGGGGCTCCCCATCATCAAGGCGCCTTTCCTGACCGGGAACACGCACCTCGTGACCAACGGCGAGGCCGCGGGATTCCACGAGGATGGGCCGTTCCCGATCTCGGCCGAGGATGTCGCGAAGCTCGGGCAGAACGTGGCGATCTGGGGCATGGGCGCAACCGCGTTGACCGTGCCCGCCGGCATCGTGAAATCGACCCTCGTGGTCGGGGCCACCGCGAGCCGAGGCGGTAGCAAGGGCTAGCCGTGGAATGGGTCACGGCCGAGACGATCCTGGATCGGTCCGGGGCAGGGGATAACCCGGCCCCGGCCGATACCGAATGGGCCGAGGCATGTGCGGCCGCGGTCAACGCGGGGCTAGACAAGCGGCTCGAGGGGTCGCTCTACATCGCCCCGCCGGCGCCCCCGGAGCTCCTCTGGGTGGCGAGCACGTGCGGGGTGGAATCGTACAAACGTCGCGAGGCGGTATTCGGGTTGACCGGGTATGTCGATCTGCAAGGGGCCGCGATCCGGGTTTCCCGCGATTACCTCGAGGCCGCGGCGCCGATCATCGCCCGCTATGCCACCCTCGGGCTCGCATGAGCCGGTTGATGGCGACCCGGCGGGCGATCCAAGTCGCGCTCGAGGATGGCGGGGTGCGGGTCGCGTTCACGGGGAAATTTTCGGCGCCATGCGTCTTGATCGAGGCCGGCGATCCGTGGGCCGCGGTCGATCTGTCGCTCCACGGCAAACGGGTAGCGCGGTGGAAACTAACCGCGGTGGCCGGCCGAGCCGATAGCGAGGCCGCGCTCGAGCTCCTCGCCGATCTCGTGGATACGGCCGATGCCGCGCTCCTCGCGCTCCGCGGGGTGCAATTGCCCACGTGGGCCAAACCGTTCGATGCCCAATTAGGCGCGGTGCAGTACGCGGCAACCGTCGCCACCATCCAATTGCTCACCGAGGAGGAGCCGGCGCTATGACCACCCCGCTATTCATGCGCGACGTTTCACTCACGCTCAAGCTCGTGACCGGCACCGCGGCCGAATTCAATTGCGATGCCCATACGGCCGAGATCGTGAGCAACGCGGGCGATACGGTCGAATACGTGACCCTGTGCCCCGATGGGAGCTATAGCTCGCCGGGGCGCACCACCTACGCGCTGCATATCGTCGCGGCGCAGGATTGGAGCTCGACCGGGCTCGCGCGTTTCCTCTGGGAAAACGAGGGGGCGCTCGCGACGTTCACCTACCAACCGCATGGCGCCGATATCGACCCATCCGACACGGCTCCGGGCATGTCGGGCGAGGTGCGGCTCATCGCCCCCAACATGGGAGGCGAGGCCGATACGTATGCCGAGCTCGACGTGGAAATGCCGTGCTCGAGCAAACCGACCCTCGCCATCGCGGCATTCCCGGCAGGGTTCGCGGCCGAGGCCGAGGCCGAGCCGGAGCCGGAGCCCGCTACCGTCGCGGCATGAGCAAGCCGCTCACGGTCACGGGCGCCCCGGAGGTGATCGGCGGGCTCGATGCCGTGGATCGTGCCGCGCGCGACATGAGCGAGGCGCACCGGGGCATGGTGAGCCGGCTCGTGCCCGAGATCCGGTCGCGCACCCCGCGGCGCACCGGCGATCTCGGGGCATCGTGGTCGGGCACGGTCACGGCATCCGCGGCAACCGTGAGCTCGCCCCTGTCCTACGCGCTCCCGGTCGAGGTGGGCACCGTGCACATGGCCGGGGCGCACATGGTGAGCGATACCCTCGAGGCCGATAGCGAGGCGATCGTCAAGGGCTATGAGGATGCGATCGCGGCCGCGGCCACCCGGGCCGGCTTTCGGGTGACCCGATGAGCGAGCCGCGCGAGGTGGTGGTAACCCTGCCGGCCATCAAGGGATTGACGATCCTGGAGGTGGCCCGGGCCGCGGCCACGGCCGGGGTAGCGCTCGCCGATACCGAGGGGTTGCTCCGGGCGATGGTCAAGCCGGGTGGCGATCCTGGATCGCTCGAGCGGGGCGCCGAGCTCCTCTACGCGTGGGCATGGCAATTGGTCAAGCGGGATGAGCCCGGGGTCACGTGGGCCGAGGCGCAAACGTGGCGGGTCACGTTCGATCTCGATGCCACCGACCCGCTCGGCGATGCCGAGGCCGAGGCCGTGGTGCGGGCCGCGGCCGTGAGCGGGTTGCCACCCGAGGAGGCCGGCCGGCTCACCCTCGCCGAGCTCGGGATCTATGGCGACCTCGCCGAGCTCCGGGGCCGGTAGGCCATGTCGCTCGGGCTCACGGTCGATATCAAGGGCGATACCGGGAACCTTGATTCCGCGCTCGATGCCACGAAAGGCAAGCTCGGTGGGTTCGCGGGGGCGCTCGGTAGCGTGCCGATCCCTGCCGTGGCCGCGGCCGGAGCGGTGGCGGGTGCCGCGGTCGCCATCGCCGATCTCACGATGGCCGCGGCCGCGGACCGTGACGAGCAAGCAAAGCTCGAGGCCGCGATCACGGCCGCGGGTGCGGCCACCGCTACCAGTACCCAACAGGTCGAGGATGCGATCTCGGCGGGGCAGGATCGAGCGTTTAGCGATAGCGAAACCCGCGCGGGGCTCGAGGTGCTCGTTTCCGCTACGGGCGACGTGACCAAATCCACCGAGCTCCTCGCGCTCTCGCAAGACGTTGCGCGCAAGGCCGGGGTATCGCTCGAGGATGCGAGCAAGGCCGTTGCCAAAGCGAATGCCGGCCAAACCGGATCGCTCCAAAAGCTCATTCCTGGGCTCGAGAAAGGTGCCACCTCGGCCGATACCCTCGCCAACGCATCGCGGCTCGCGGCCGGGCAAGCCGATCGGTTTGCCAATTCGGCCGAGGGCATGGGCATGCGCGGCAAG